AAGACGCGAAGACGGCACCGCTCAAGATGCTTGCGCGTACCGGGCAACCCATCAGCCATTGGTATTGGGGCCGCCTGGTTCACGACCTCGACGGTATGCGGTTGAGCAAGTCACGCGTCGCCGTCGACTATTGCCACAACGACCACGAGATTATCGGCTACTTGAACCACTTCGACACGTCGGGCGGCAACTTAGAGGCGTCCGGCGCCCTGGTCCCGTACGCCAAGGCCGACGATCTGGCGACGGAGATTATCCACAAGGCCCGATTGGGCGTGCCGTACGAGGCGTCAATCGACTTTCGGGGGGCAATCCGAATCGAAGAGTTGGACGCCGGCACGTCGGCGGAGGTCAACGGCTACACGCTAGAGGGGCCGGCTTGCATTATCCGCGAGTGGCCACTCCGCGGCGTCGCGGTTTGCCCGCACGGCGGCGACCCAAACACCGAATCCGCCCTTAGCGAAAAGGGCGACAAGCTCACCATCCACGTTACCAAGAAGGAATCGACCATGTCGCAAGACGCAACCGTGAAGGCCGACCAGGCCGTCGAAACGGAATTGACAGAGGCACCGGAGGCCAACGCGCAGCAGAGCGACCAGGCCGTCGAAGGGGCCACCGCCACGGAGCAAACCGAGCCGACCGACGGGCAGCGGTTCTTGTCGGAGTTCGGCGACCGCGGCGGCGTCTGGTTTGCGGAGGGGAAGACCTTCGAAGAGGCGGCGCAACTGCACCGCCAGGAGTCGCAAGGCGAAATCAATCGTCTTGCGAAGGAAAACGAGCAGCTCCGGCAGCAGCTCGCCGCGGCCGACCGCGGCGGCGAGAAGCCGGTCGAGCTGCGACCGGAAGACAACAGCGGCAAGCCAAAGAGCCTGACCGACGTTGTCACGAAAACGAACTCCCGCCAGGCGGCCTAACCGCCGGCAAGCACCGCCGCCGCCGGCGGTACAAGCAGCTCCGCCGGCGATCGCCGGCGGCACGGAACAAACGACAAACCACGGCGAGCTAGGCAGGCCACCGAAAGAGCGGGTACCCGACCCGCTCCGCTCGCCGGACATAATCGGGAGGCACCCCCGGGAGGTGACGGTGCTATGAGATGGCAGACGACTTACTGTCACTGACCGAATTGACCAAGATCAACGACGCGGCACTCGCTGACATCAACGTGACCGACATCCTGGACGACGCCCCGTTGCTCCAGGTTTTGCCGGCCGTTCCAGCCAGCAACGGCACGGTCCACAAGTACCTCAAGGAAACGACCGCCCCCGTTGTCGGATTCCGGTCGATCAACGACGGCCGGGTCCTCGACCACTCCGACGACACGGCCGTGACCGTGACGCTCAAGATTCTTGACGCCACGTTCCGCGTCGACGTGGGGCTCGCCGACGGGTACAAGAAGGGGCGCGACGCTCTGATCGCCCGCGAGCTGTTGCGCCACCTCAAGGCCGCCTACTTCATGGCGGAACAACAGTTCATTTACGGCACCGGCAACGACTCCGACGGATTCGCCGGCTTGGCCGACAATACCGGCCTGGACGCGGCAACCGATGACATGGTCCTCGACGCCGGCGGCACAACGGCCAGCACCGGCAGCTCCGCTTGGTTGATTCGAGCCGGGGAAGACGATATGTGTGTCGTCGGCGGGAACGACGGCAACATCACCGTCGAAGAGACGACCATTATCCAGGCGACGGGGTCCGGCACCGGCACTTATCCCGCGCTCTACACGGGCGTAACCGGTTGGCTCGGTCTGCAAGTCGGGTCGGCCTATTCGGTCGCACGTATCGCCAGCCTGACCGAAGACAGCGGCAAGGGCCTGACGGACGACCTCATCGCGCAGGGGATCGCGTTATTCCCCGCATCCCGGCCGCCCACGCACATCGCCGTCAACCGGCGATCGTTGCAACAGCTCCAATCGAGCCGGACGGCGACCAACGCGACGGGCGCGCCGGCTCCGTTCCCGGCGGAGGCGTTCAACATTCCGATCGTTTGCACCGACGCAATCACGAGCACGGAAGCGCTTCTGTAAGCCACGCGCCGGACCACACCGCCGGCGGCGGCGGTGTGGTACCGGCTTTTGATTCGCCGCCACGCGTGACAATCGACACCCAAACAGAGACCAACCGACCCGAACATAAGGACGCCAGGCAATGGCATGCGACGACAAACTTTCGGAGTTGCTCGAACAGCTCAGCATTGACGAAGACAAGATCGGATTTTTCCAGGCGACCGCCGTAGCGCAACCTGCCCACAACGCCGACCCGGCGGCAATGGCATCCATTACGGCGACAGGCCCCGCCAAAACGGCGGCCAATCCTGACGCACTGACGGGCGTTTCGATGGGCGATCTTGGCGCCACGAACAGCAGCCCGTGGGGGTTCAGTTCGGAGGCGAACGCCGACAAGATCACGACGGCCGTCGACCAACTGATCGCCGACGTGCTATCGATCCACACTCAACTGACGGCCGCGATTGCCGACATCGACGCGAATAACGCTCAGATCGACGCGTTGATTGTCGACGTCGGCGCAGCCAAAACGGCCGTTGACGCCAACAACGCGGCAATCGATGCGATCAACGCCGACATGGCAACGCTCGGCCTGACGGCGTCGAGCTGACCAGGCGGCCCGTAGGTCAGGCTCCGCCTGACGAAACACGCGTTACCCGTCAGGCAAAGCCTGACCTACACGGAGCGACACGTGGCGGATTTGTTTTCCAATGCGATTGACGCGGCGGCTTCGGTGCTCCAACGCACCGGAGGCCTTTCTTGTGTCGTGAGCGACGGCGAAAACTCGGTCACGGTCACCATGTGGCGGGGCGGCGGCGTCAAGTCGGAGGGCACCGACTGGGGGCCGCAAGACTGGGTTGCGGAGGATTTTCTTTGCAAGGCGGAGGATCTGACGTTTGACGGCGAAACGCTGGTCGAGCCTGAGCGGGAGTGGACGATCACTTGCGACGTCGCCGGCGTCTCGACCACGTTTACCGTCGGGCACCCGGGGGAGGGCGACCCATTCCGCTACTCGGACCGCGGCCACCAATTGATGCGGATTCACTGCCGGCGGGGAACGTAGCGATGGCGCGAAAAGGAAAGCACGACGTCGCGAGCACCTACGTTTCGACCGGCGGGTTTGAGCTGACAGGGGCGGAGGAAGTCATCCGGGCACTGGGACAACTGCCGCGATCGGTGGAAAACTCCGTGCTCGGCCCGGCGTTGCGGGCGTGCTCCCGGCCGCTTTGGAAGGCGGCACGCAAGCATCTTCGCAAAGGCCGCGGCGTGGAAACCGGCGCCTATCGCAAGTCGATCGGTGCCAAGCTCCACAAGAAGCGACGCAAGGGCGTGCGGTTGTTGCGCGTGGGGGCCAGGTCGGAGAAACTCGCCGGCCAGGACTTGCCGAGCAACATTGACAGCCTATTAGAGTACGGACACCGACGCGGGGCCGACGCCATCCCGCACTTGCGGCCGGCGATGGACGAAGCCGGCGACCAGGCGGTCGCCGCGTTCAACGCGAAGGCCAAGGCCGGAATCATGAAGGCGGCGGCCAAGCTGCGAGCGAAGGGGAAACTACCCAGCGGATTCAAGGTGCCGGCGTAAGGCGAAGACATGGCGGGACTCGTGGCGGCAATGGTGGCTCACCTGAAGGCGGACGGCTCCGTCGCCGGCGTGGTCGCAACGCGCGTCTATGCCACCGATCCGCCGCGGGCGCCGACCCTGCCCTATTGCGTCGTCAGAAACCATTCGAATAACAGCCACGAACACCTGCTAGGCTCGGCCGGCGCGACAACCGACCGGGTCGAAATGGAGAGCGTTTGCAATAACGACGCCGACGCCGACGCCCTCCGCGAGTTCGTGCGCCTTGCGGTCCAGGGCGTCACGCCGGCGTCAACGGTCCAAGGGAAGCTAATCCGCGGCGTCGAGTACGCCGGCGGCTACGGCCACCACACGCACCCGACGCGCAACAACAACAACCACGAATACAGCAAATCAATTGACTTTCTGATCGCCTATGACGAGGCGGTCCCGGCATAACGGAAAAGGAGCACGCCATGGAATTCGGAAACGGCGCGTCAATCACCTACGGCACCACCGGGACAACGGCGGTCACCACCAAATTCAACGAAATCGGGTCAACGGATATCGAGGCCGAATCCATCGAGGACCCGTCACTAGACATTACCGGATTCAAAGAATACGAATTCGGTTCTTTGTTGGAGCCCGGCGGGTTCGATTGCGAAGCGCAGGTCGACAGCGGCTCCGCGTTGCCCAACCCCGGCACGGCGGAGACCATCACAATCACGTTTGCCAGCGGCGCGACGCTCGCCGGCACCGGAGCAATCACCAAGGTTCCGACGGGCGCACACCGCAACAATCAACCGTTGTTCGGCAACCTATCCAACAAGTGGGACGGAAAAACCGGCCCGACCTTCACACCGTCGGCGTAAGCCGCCCGACGTCACGGGACACCACCAACAAGGAACGCGCGCGATGCGACTCAGACTAGAAAACCACATTGGAATCAACGTAGCAACCCAGCAGGTCGAGGCGCTCGGCCAATGGCGAGTATTCGACGACGACCTCGACGCCCGGCGGCCCGTCGGCTACCTCGGCCACGCCAAAGACGCGCCGCTTTGTCTGATTGTCAAAGCGACGGACGAAGAGGTCGAAGAGGCACGCCGCCAGGTCGAGCAGCTCCGCGGCGAAAAGCACCCGACGTTAGCCGGCGTCCCAATCAAGCGCGTAACGCGGCTCGGCAAACCTGAACCGCCAAAGGTCGTCACACGCGAGAGTCTGATTGTCAACGAAGCCGGCGACCAAATCGAGATTGACCAGGCCGAAGGCGACGACGACGCGACCGGC